TAAATCAATAGTTCTATATTTCATAGGCATATCAATTACTTTTCGTTCTTCCTCATTTGAATCAGACATAGATACTTCATCAGTTATCTCTACTTCCTCACCTTCATGTTCTTCATCCTCATGCTTCGCAAATTCAACAACAACAGTGCTGTCTGTTTCGCTAACATTGAGGATATGTCTATCTTCTTTATTTTCCATAGATTTTTCCTCACTATTAAGTGGATGTTTTTCCAATTCATTTGAACTGAAATCGTCAAAATCCCTAATGGGATTAATTTTTGTTAAAGTGCTAAATTTATGTCCTACTTCAATATCAGTAGGCTCACCACTTCTATAAACTTGTATTAAAGCTGCTGGGTCATCCTCAGTTCCAGTAATAGTTAATTCACTATTAGGAATATTTATTTTCCCATCCCTTTCTATTTTAATTATTTTTCCTTTAGCTCTGCCACCAGCACTATTCCAGCTAACAAAATCGCCAACTTTAAGTGCATCAGGCATAGCTCTATCATTATTCATCATCATCTCCTCCCTGAATCTTTGCTTCTACAGGCATTTTTTGTCCAAATGGTTGATATGCCAGTTCAATATCGTATTGTTTAGCTAATTCTATTTCTCTTTGATGTTGTTCAAAAAGTTCTTCAGTGTCTCTGCCATAGCTACTAGAAATGTCAGCATATGTAATAGTTCCATTTTGCAATCCAAGCACATTAGCCTGCATTTCTTTTAAAGGGTCAATCCAAGCAAAACTTCTAGGTATGTAATTGATTGATTTTGAGAATTTATCAATTTTTCCAGCAGGAAGGGTTATATAACCAGCAGATATAGCCATTTCTAACCATGATTGAAATACTGGATTTATAAAATGTTCTATAACAAATTGTTGATATATCTGATACATGCTTCTATCTTCCAAAGCACCTTGTCTAATAGAGCTGTAATTAACTGATGTAAGGTCATTTGATAGAGAATGATAAGAAATGTTTAAACCTGATGCGATACTTCTTAATACGCTAGTTGTAAATGATTCAAATGCTGAATTAGGATGTGTTGGATTGAATTCCTGAAACGTCATTCCTGCTGGCAACTGTTCAAATACACCAGCTTGAGCAGTCATTGTAGGACTGAATGTATCTTCTGGACTTCCATCACCGACATAACCATCACCGTCAGGGCTAATAAAGAAACCTTGTTTACTTGCTCCAACCCTTGCAGCTACAACCTCGGCTTCCAAATAACCTGAGTACATTCGCATATTAGCCATAACAGTAGCAACTAAGGAAACTCCTCTTGTTTGTTCAGCTCTTTGTGGCAAGTAAGCATGTATGATTTCATCTGCTGGTACTCTAATGTGCTGATTTTGATTGGCGTAAGTTCTGTCATACGGATGATTTTTATATAGATGATAGGCAATTGGTTTGTCATACTTATCTACTTCAACACCCATTTTAATTTTGTTGCCAGTAGATTTATATATATCGTTTTTGTTTTCATCTAAATGGTCAGCTTCTAAAAATTGTAATTGGAATCCAAAGGGTGAATTAGGCTCTTTAACTTTTCTAATTAATACCTCACCGTCTCTACAAAGGGATTCAATAAATATTTTTTGGCAATCTAAGAATGATAATCTTCCATTTGTTGTGCAATTACCAACTTGACCCCATTCTTTCCAAGATTTTTCAATAAGCACGTTGGCACTAAGGTCTAATGAAGAGTCATCATTTCTTGCTTTAGAAGAAACCCTAATTCCTTGCTTTCCTATTACATTAGAAATCATAAGATTTAGATATCTAGCTATGTATGAGTCATTTCTAGCAAGTTCTCTAGCTCTATCTCTTAATATTCTTATATTTTGTTTAATTTCAGCATCAGCACTTGTTGATGATGTAATAAAGTCAGAAAATAGCCTTCCAGTGTTAGCACCAGAGTAGCTTCTTTTAAATGCTTGTTTTTGTTTCTTTTTAGGCTCGTTAATACCTAATATTCTGTTATACCATGCCATTATTTAGTAAACCTCACCTTAATGGTGTTTCCTGAGCCTTGATTGTTTCTTATTCTTGCTAACTTAATTTCTTTTAAATATTCAGCTTTGTATCTATCTCTAAATTTAAGTAATTCATCAACTGACATTCTTGATAATGACCTTCCTGCAATAGACATTGACGATTGGTCAATATTGGCTCTATTTTCAATAACAGCCTGCAAAGCATCTAAGACCTTTTTCGCATGACTTCTTAAGTCAGCATTAGTATTGGCTAAGTTTTCACTAACAGATGTTCTTCCAGAATCAACCATGATTCTATTTGAACTAGATGTTTTAGTAATATAGGCTTCCCATATATAATCACCAACGGTATATCCTGTTGTTGATGATGATGCAGCTTCTATGTAGTAAGTATCGTTAGCTTCTACAGCAGTAAGTGTAAATTTCTTAGTACCACCACCACCAGAATCCTCATGGAATTCATAAGTAAGTGCATAAGAGCCTATAGGGTAAGTGGTAGCAAGGTCATCTCTTTTCCAAGCCCAATAATCGCCTAAAACTAATGCGTCTGGCTCTTGGGATGGGTAATTTTCTCTATCAAATGCGTTAGACAAGCAAAAACCTCATTAATTATTATTAGATTAATCTACTAATAACACTAAGGTGCATAAGCTAATTGTCAACTCTTGGGTATGATATTTATATATCTATTTCCAAGAAGTGGCGAAATTACCCCTATTTATAGGTTTTTTTGCACCAGAATCCTTAACTTTAGGCTCAGGAGCATTTCCTGTTAACAATCTTCTTTCTATGACATCAAAGTTTGGATTAAGTATGTAAGCTGCTGCTAATGAGTAACAAATCGTGTCAAGGGCTTCATTTCGTTCTCTGATTTGTTTCCAATATAAAGTCTTTCTACCTTTAACAAATTTAACAAACCTTTGCTCTGCTGTTAATTGTTGGAAATATTCTTGGTCAACCGTTGATGGAAAATGCAAAGTAGAATAGCCATATTCAGATGCAAGTCTTGAATAAATAATTTCTTTAGCTGTATCACTTCCTACTGGGTACAAAGTGTTATTTTCTTTTCCTACTGTTGTTGGTTTACTAACAACTGCTTTACCACTTTGAGATTGACCCTTAATTGCAAATATTCTTCTGCCTTTTTTGTTTTTTGTAAAAGAATAGACCATTTGAGTCTGGAAACCTGAGTCAATAGCAGTACAAGCTATTGTCATTGTTCTTCCTGAATGAGTTTTAAACTTTGTTTGTAAATATTTGTCTAAATCGTTCCAGACGTTCATATCACCAGTGCTTCCATAAATAATTTTGTAATCTACAACCCACATTTCAAAATTATGGGAATAAGCTACGACTTGGCACTCAATTCGATTTTTTTGAATATCTACACCGCAAGTTAATACAAGAGCTTCATCTGGTATTGTTTCTAAGTCATAACTTTCTCTTTTAGCCATTAATCCTTCAGCTTCTATAGCTTCTTCAGGCTCAGGTTGCCAAGTTTCAGCTAAAGAGGTGTTAATAAATGTCTTTAGCATTTCAGGTTGTTTCTTAGCTTCTAAGAAGTTCTCAGCCATTGAGCTCCATGTACTAAATACTGAATAAATTTCATTCAAATGAAATCCAGCTATTTTCTTTGTTTCTTGCGTTGCCTTCCATTCTCCATTTTTTAACATCCAGTATTTTTTAGACTCTTCAATAACACAACCATTTTCGCAAGTATAGATGGCTGTTTCAGGCTTATCTTCTTCCCAAACTACATTCGACCATTTTAAAGTCTGTTTATGATTGCACTCAGGGCATGGAACATAGTAATATCGCTGGTCACTTTCCTCAAAAGCAGCTTCAATTCTTGATATACCTTTTACTGTTGGGGTGCTGCATAAATATATTTTACGATTGAAAAATGTTTGTGTACGTTTTGATGCTAATAAAACTGGGTCTCCTTCACTTCCAACACTTGCTTCCATTCTGTCAACTTCATCAATACAGAGCAAACGTACAGCACGACTAGCAACGGATGCAGCACTATTACTTCCAACCATGTTTAAAGTAGTGCCACCTTCAAACTTTTTAGATAAAACAGTGTTTGAGCTATCTTTAGATTTAGGCTCATTAATTCTATCTCTGAGAACTGGGGTATCTCTTATCATATTAGCTAGCTTTTCTTTACTGTAAGCCTGAGCCATTTGTAAAGTTGGCTGCATAACTAAGATTGGGGATGGCTGCATGTGAATATAATAACCAATAACATTATTTAGTATTTCAGTTGCACCCACCTGAGCACTCTTTTGCCATATTACTTTTTCAATATTTGGGTCATTAAACACATCCATAATCTCTTTTTGATATGGTGCATAGTCAGTTCTATATTTTCCACTAACAGCAGATGACTCAGGTGATAGATACCTGTATTCGTCCGCCCATTCTGAAATTTTAAGTTCAGTTGGTGGTTTCCACAGACTTTGTGCTTGTATCAGCACTTTCTGCATATTCTCTTGGTAATCCATTTCCAGATAACTCCTCTAATGCTTCATATATACTTCGTTTAATTAATTCCTCTGCTTCATTAAATGTATCAGTTGCTAATACTTGATGTGCAAGATTAGTTGGTATATTTAATAGCTTTGCTTTTGCATTAGCAATAAAGTCAGACCAAGTATCTTTTACTAAGTCTGCTGGAATTAATTTGCCCTCTAACTGATTAACTTCTAATTCAGCCTTATCAGCTTGAAATTTTTTTAGTCGTGTTGACTCTTCAACAATATCACCACCAGTTCCACTCTTTTTATAGTGCGAAGCGTTTTTTCTTAGGTAGTTAATGTATTGAACCCTACAGGCATCAATGTTTACTGGTGACCTGCCTTTTTTTATTGTAATAATGCCCTTTCGCACCAAATCGCTTATTGATTGTGGTGATAAGTCTAAATGCTTTGCTAAATCAATTTGTGTTGCCATTTTTGTTATAAATACGGTTGATTGATTTGGCTTGAGTCTAAAAAAATAAAAAACTCGCAACC